CTTGTCACTGAATGGATTAAGGGCAAAACGTTGGACCAAGCAGGAAGCATTAAGAACAGCCAAATTGCTGAAGAGCTGGCGCTCCCGCCCGTCAAAATACATTGTTCGATACTCGCCGAAGATGCTATCAAAGCTGCAATAAAAGATTATAAAGAAAAGCAGTGATTTACGTTACTCCTCGAGCCGCTAGTCGAATTGCCACCAACCTTGACCGTAGAGGTCAAGGTATTGGCATACGTATTGGTGTAAGAACAACAGGTTGTTCAGGTCTGGCTTATGTGTTAGAATATGTAGATACTCCAGCAGAGTCAGATGTGCTATTTGATTCCGATGGTTTTAAAATTGCAGTGGACCCTCGAGATCTTCCTATAGTTGATAGTCTTACAGTGGATTATGTCCGCAATGGCCTAAACGAAGGTTTTGAATTTGTTAATGCAAAAGAACGAGACCGTTGTGGTTGCGGAGAAAGTTTTAGGATTTAATGTTAATTTATATTACTACTGGATATAAGTTTTTTCACGAGCCTTTAAAATTCTTTGATCCACAATTTACCAACAATTTAGATGAGTATTTAACCAGTACTGATCCAGAAAAAATAGCCATTACCTGTGATAGATTTGGGCAACAGCACACCATAGACAACTATCAAGACTATCTTGAATTTTTAAAAAACATAAGTTCAGCAAGCGATTTGGTTTTCATAATAGAAAATGAACTTCATCGTGATAATGCTTTGCTGGCTACCTTAACACCTGATAATGTGTATTGGAGTGTGCCAGGCATAATTAATTCTGATGTCAAACAAATATGTAACGCCAGTTTTTTTATGAGGTTACAGCATTTATATAGAAAATTAGATACAGTACCAGAGTATGCTAATAGTTATGTTTTTCCAAAAAGAATTTATACACCAAAACAAAAAATCTTTGATGCCCTATTAGGAGAAACAAAATTTCACAGAGATTTTATCTACTATAATCTTTTGTTATACAAATTACAAGATGATACAATTTTATCTTATCGTCCAGAAACAAAACAGGGAGAATTTTGTAAATCTCCTAAATTTATAGTAGATGAGCCTATGAAATTCTATAGCCCAGATTCTTTTATACTGGAACCTGGCACAGAAATAGTCAAAGACTTAGATAATACCGCCAGTTCGGTTACCTATTTTGGAGTTCCAACTGCGTTAAGTTATGTCGTTCCAGCCAACACGTATATGAAATCTACATACAGTATTGTAGCCGAAACTGATGACTATAATGAGTTTAGTTTTTTTACAGAAAAAACAGTTAAGCCTATTATAGGACGTAGATTATTTGTAGTTTTTTCTGGATATAAATTTTTACATAATTTACGCCAACTGGGATTCAAAACGTTTGATGACATTATTGATGAAAGTTATGACCTGATAGAGGACCGACAGACTAGATTTATTCAAGCATTTAACCAGCTGATATATCTGAGATCGCAACCCGCCGAAGAAATATTAAAATTAGTACAACCCGTTGCTGACCATAACTATGCTGTGTTAAAATCAATGGATTGGGAAAAATTACATTTTGAACGAGTACTAAGAATTATATATGAAAATATCAAAGAAAAATAACGGCTTTCCTTATGCCTGGAAAGCCGGCAGAGTGGAACAATTAATTGTCAATATCTTAGAACGCAAGGCACAGGCACAACTCAACATTGATAGTCTAATGATTATCAATCCAACTTGGTTACACGAAGATGATATTGCAAAAAATATTGCAGAAACGGATCCAAATTTAATTATATGTCATAATTTTGTTGATCCGGCTGTGTCTAAAATATTTGAAACAATTAAAAACAGCGGAAAGCCCTACATTATCTTAGGTAACTCTGAACAGTATCGTTTAGATTTTTGGGCCATGGTCTGTGATTTGTATTTTCAAAGTTACACTGATTCAGATTTAATTTTACAACAGTCTGCACGTAAGTTTATATGTTTAAACCGAAAACCACATCAGCATAGAAGAGTCCTAGTTGATTGCCTACTGCCGTTACAAGAGCAAGGTTACTTGAGCCTAGGCGACCCTACCAACCCTATAACTATAAGTGAAGAATTTGCCGATGATCAAGGCATAAATGATGAGTATGGTACCCTAGGCGCTACTAGTAAATTTGTTACACAACAGATACGCAATGATATTTTCAGTCTTGGGAACCTAGCTGTTTGGAATAACAGTTATTTGTGTTTGGTAACAGAAACAGAATTTGCCAACCCTAACCCCAATGATTTTTTTATCAGCGAAAAAACTCTAAAACCTATTATAGGTATGCGACCATTTTTTATCTACGGACAAGCACCGCTTAGACAGTATCTTAAAGACTCGGGCTTTGACATATTTGAGGACATATTTGACTACAGTCAAGTTGATTTTAGCAAAGGCGATCCTGTAAAAATGCAACAATTCTGTCAGGTTGCTGTTGATGCTATCAATAAAGTCGATGATCCTTGGCAAGAATATCAATCCATACGCAGTCGTTGCCAAAACAACAGAGATAGATTTCGCAGTTATGTGTATGAACAATGGCAACGACTAGATAATTTAGATCTAACCGAATATGTTTAATATACCAGCCTGGTCCAGGATCAGCAATCCTTATCATTATGCCAATCGCGGGCGCAACAGTCTGCTGATCACAGTCGGTGAAAGTTGGACCTATGGAGATAGCATTGGCGAAACCAAGGTCAGAGAAGGACGGGACGACACTGAGTATAGGCTTGAACACATATACGGTAATATTATAAGCGATGCTATGCAGAGTGATTGGATCAATCTTGCCTTACCCGGCGGCAGTAACTATCTTATGCTGTCGTGGCTAAGAGATTTATTAAAACAAGATTTTAAATATGACACTATTACCTGCATAATAACCTTAACTGAATCCGGCAGACACGAGGATCGAGTCTGGTTTGACAACTCGTTAACAGAGTTACAGGCAGTATTAAACACAATGGTTTTAAAAACCTATGATGCCATTGATCAACTTCAAATTGATTATCCTGGTATTAAATTTATCTCTGCTCATAACTTCACTGACTCAGCCGACAGTCGACCAATTGAAAAAACCTGGGTTGAAGTTATGACCCGGCAGTCGATACAAAACGATACTTTTATTTTAATAAGCGACTACATTGGATATTTAAATCACGATAAAAAGTTTTCTGACGTCTTGGACGTCATTGATCGTGCATCAGCAAGATTAGACATACTGGATCAATGCGAATACTGTAATCGTGAAGATAGTCGACATCCAACTGAACAGGGCCATGCTATGTGGGCCGAATATTTAATTAACTATCTATGAGCGAACAATGTATTAATATTTCCGACACAGAGATCTGTGTAGAAGCACAGTATTTTGTGCATAAAGACTATTCTGTTTCTGGCAAAGAATTACTGTTAGATGTTTTTTCTACACACTATCATGGACAGGCAATTCGTATAAGATTATTTGATGGAGAAAATCCTAAATTCAGTGGCTTTGTTGATTTTGTTGAAGACCTATGTTTAAGATTCAATATAGATCCTAAAACAGTATTGTGGGAAACACACGAGTACGCTGTAAATCACAACTTTTGTCATAAACAAATGTCACTGGGTATTTTTGTCAGCACCAGACAATATATACCTGCTGAGTTTGATCGACAGTTAATTGATCCACGATTTGTTGGCATGGCCCTAGGAAGATTAAATCCCACTAGGTTACGTTTAGCCCATGCAATAGATCAGGCATTCCCTGGCGATAATTTTACCATATTCCAAACACAACTGTCGGATGTTCGGCGGGTATATGAGCACGTCACAGATATTTACAGCAAAGAATTGGACTGGCTTCATAGCCGGACCTTTGATCAAGATTTAACAAGCGGTCACCCCAATGGCATGATAGACTGGTACGATTCGTTGCCGGCTTATCCTGGTATATGGCGTAGATATCATATTGAAATAATTTCAGAAACCGACGCAATGAGTGATTTTTGGTTTACCGAAAAAACAGCACGTTGTTTGGCTACCGGTAAACCTTTTGTATTGGTAGCCGGTACGGGTAGTTTGAAAAGATTACAGGCTATGGGTTTTAAAACTTTTAACACAGTCCTAGATGAAAGTTACGATTTAGAAGTAACTCCGACTCGGAGAATACATAGGTTGATTAACAGCCTTAAAGAGTTATATAATAACCCTACAGCACTGACTACAATAAACTCTGTTGCTCAAGAAAATATAGAAATTTACCAACACTATTGCGACCGACTATGACCCTTATAAATGCTCGATATAATTACGAACCGCTTGATCGAACCACAGTAAATGGAAAAAGACACTACTGTACGCCAGATGGTAAAAAAGTTCCTAGCGTTACAACAACACTTGATAGAACAAAGTCACAAGAAAGTCGTGATGCACTGGATCGTTGGAAAAAGTCCGTTGGTGAAGAACGTGCAAAACAGATAACCACAGAAGCTGCCAATCGTGGAACACGCATGCACAGTTATCTTGAGCACTATGTTAAAACTGGAGAAATGAAAGATCTACCCGGTAATCCATTTGCTCAGCCTAGTTGGTTTATGGCTGCACAGGTTATCTTAGAAGGATTTGCAAATGTCAATGAAGTCTGGGGGGTTGAAGTACCTGTTTATTATAGTGGGTTATATGCCGGCACTACAGATAGTGTAGGCATACACTCAGGCCAGCCCACAATTATGGATTACAAACAGACTAATAAACTTAAAAAACGTGAATATATTGGTGACTATTTTATACAGTTAGCGGCCTATGCACAGGCACATAATAACATGCACGGAACCGACATCAAAAGAGGTGTAATCCTTATGTGTCAGCAACCAAAAGAGCTCGAAACAGGTGATTTTGACACTCCTGTTTATCAAGAGTTTGTGCTTGAGGGCGCAGAGTTTGACCACTATAACGACGAGTGGAACAAGAGAGTTGAGCTATACTACCTTACCGCATAAATACTTAAATAATATCAGGACAGTTTAAGTATGGCAATTACTCAAATTTCAAAATTACAAGTCAGACGCGGGCTACAACAAGACCTTCCACAGTTGTCACCGGGAGAATTTGGCTGGAGTACCGACCAGTTAAGACTATTCATTGGTAATGAAGCTAATGTATCTCCTACTGCTGGCACTACTGAAATCTTAACACAGTATTCAATAATTAACTATACCAATAGTTTAGCTGGCAATGTAGCCAACAACACAGCAAATATTGCCATCTTGCAACAAGAAGTCATGGCCTTAGGTGGTTCGCCAACCACAGTCAGTTTTGGCACATCGACATCGGGTATTGTTACTACAACAGCAGCCAATAATGCAACTATTAATTATACTCTAACACAGGGCACAAAACAAAGAACCGGCATATTTAGATTAAGCTATGTAAAATCAACCGGTACAGTTCAATTTGACGAAGAATATGACGAAACAGCAGTAACAGACATAGCTTTTACAGCAACCGCTAATACTTCAATGGTTGCGTTTAATTGGACAACAGCAACAGCAACTTCGATGCAGTATACAATAACTTCTGTTTAATTTAATATCAATTTAATGTGGAAACTCGATGCCAGTGAGAGAATTACTCACTGGAGAAATTTTAGAAAAACTTTAGACTCTTTAAATTTTGAAAAAGCCCTGCAGGCCACTGCTGACTTTTGGCAAAGTTGTCCTTTTGTTCCTTACTATTTAGATGTTGATCAACCTGAAACTTGGCCCTCGCCGTGGGAGTTGATCGCCGAAAATTACTATTGCGACCTTGCAAAAAGTCTGGGTATGCTGTATACTGTATGCTTTACCACGCATGGGTCTGGATTAGATGCCGAAATAAGAACATATTATGATAGTCAAAATGACTATGATTATAATTTAGCTGTTTTTGCTCAAGGGAAATATATGCTTAATTTTCGTGACGGAGCAGTCGTAAATACCTTACTACTAAATAAAAACTTAACACTGAAGCGTTGTTACACTGCCGAAGAATTAAAATTACAAAAATACTAAGAGGAATCAATGACACAAATTCAAGTCACAAAAAGAGAAGGGCATAGAGAAGCTCTCGATTTAGAAAAGTTACACCGAGTAGTTTTTTGGGCCACACAAGGAATCACTGGTGTTAGTGCTAGCGAAGTAGAAATAAAATCACATATACAATTTTATAACGGAATTAAAACTGCAGACATTCAAGAAACCTTGATTAAATCAGCTGCTGATCTAATATCCGAAGAAACACCAAATTATCAATACGTAGCCGGTAGATTAATTAACTATCACCTACGCAAACAGGTCTATAACAGTTACACACCTTGGTCTTTGTTACAGTTAGTTCAACGTAATGTAGAATCTGGTTTTTATGACCGTGGACTGTTAACAGCCTATACCGAAGATGAGTGGACTACCCTAGACAGCTACATTGATCATGACCGTGACGAGAACTTTACCTATGTGGCCATGGAACAGTGGCGTGGCAAATATCTTGTGCAGAATCGTGTTACCGGAGATATTTTTGAAACTCCACAAATGGCCTATATGCTGATTGCAGCCACATTATTCCAATCATATCCTAAGGATACTAGATTAAAATGGATATGTAATTATTATGATGCAACTAGTCTTGGAGATATCAGTCTTCCTACTCCTGTTATGGCCGGGGTACGTACTCCTCAGAAGCAATTTTCCTCTTGTGTACTTATTGAAACAGGTGATAGTCTCGACAGTATTAACGCTACTGCTAGTAGTATTGTCAAATATGTTAGTCAAAAGGCTGGGATTGGAATCGGTGCCGGACGCATTAGAGCGTTGGGCTCGCCCATACGCAACGGTGACGCATATCACACAGGCGTAGTTCCTTTCTATAAGCTATTCCAAAGTGCTACACGTTCATGCTCACAAGGTGGTGTGCGTAATGGTGCAGCTACCTTGTACTATCCAATCTGGCATTTAGAAATTGAAGACCTATTGGTATTAAAGAACAACAAAGGCACAGAGGATAATCGTGTACGTCATATGGATTATGGTGTTCAATTCAACAAATTAATGTACGAAAGACTGATCCAAGGCGGCGATATTACCTGTTTTAGCCCCCACGATGTACCGGAAATGTACGAAGCGTTCTTTAATGACCAAGAGCGTTTTAAAGAGTTGTATGAGCGTGCTGAACGTAATACAAAACTACGTAAGAAAACATTCAAAGCCTCAGACCTGTTTAGTCGATTTATGCAAGAGCGTAAAGATACTGGCCGCATCTATTTACAGAATGTAGATCATGCAAACACTCACAGCCCCTTTAACGAACGTGTAGCGCCTGTTAAAATGAGTAACCTTTGTTGTGAAATTGATTTGCCTACGGTTCCGCTGGCTGATGTCAATGACGAACTTGGTCGTATTGCCTTATGTACCTTAAGTGCTATTAACTGGGGTAATGTAAAAACTCCTGCAGATTTCCAAAAACCCTGTGAGTTGGCAGTACGTGGCCTAGACGCACTATTAAGCTATCAGGGTTATCCAATACGAGCTGCTGAATTGGCTACTAAAGAATTCCGCCCATTGGGCGTAGGTATTATTAACTTTGCCTACTTCTTGGCCAAGAACGATGTTAGTTATAGCGATCCTCGAGCATTAGACTTGGTAGATGAGTATGCCGAAGCCTGGAGTTACTATCTATTAAAAGCATCGGCTGATCTCGCCGTTGAACAAGGTGCCTGCGGTCGTTGGCAAGATCTAAAGAGTGCAAATGGCATACTGCCCATTGACACACGTAAGCTAGAGATTGATGAATTAGTACCACACCAAGAGCGTATGCCTTGGGCAGAACTACGTGAGCAAGTAAAACAAACTGGTCAGCGTAATGCTACCCTAATGGCTCTAATGCCTGCAGAAACATCGGCACAGATTGCCAATGCTACCAATGGTATTGAACCCCCTCGCAGTCACGTAAGTATTAAACAGAGCAAGCACGGTGTTCTTAAACAAGTAGTACCTGAGTATCGTCGTTTAAAAAACAAGTATGAACTGTTATGGGATCAAAGATCACCAGAAGGTTATTTGAAATTGTGTGCTGTTCTACAAAAATACATCGACCAAGGTATCAGTGTTAATACCAGTTACAATCCTCATTTTTATGATGATGAAAAAATTCCAATGAGCGATATGTTAAAAGATCTAGTTTCTTTTTACAAATATGGCGGAAAACAGTTGTACTATTTTAACACCAATGATGGTCAAGGCGAAATTGATGTTGATAAATTATCTGCTCCACAGGCAGTTGATGTATCAGCGGATCAAGAAGATTGTGATAGTTGCGTAATTTAAGGACACAGGCAATGAGCGTATTTAATATTAAAAAAGTAGACCACACCCAGTCCTTGGCATTTCTAGACACGGCAGGTACACCAGCAGTACAGAGATATGATGTATTAAAGTATCGTCAGTTTGATAAACTCACAGACAAGCAGTTAGGGTTCTTTTGGCGTCCAGAAGAAGTAGACGTCATGCGTGATGCCAAAGACTTTAAAGAACTAACTGAGTTTGAAAAGCATATCTTTACCAGCAACTTAAAAAGACAAATCTTATTAGATTCAGTGCAGGGTCGTAGTCCCAACCTGGCTTTCTTGCCCTTGGCAACCATACCTGAATTAGAAACCTGGATTGAGACCTGGGCATTTAATGAAACTATACACAGTCGCAGTTATACACATATTATTCGTAATGTCTACAGTGATCCAAGTGCGGTATTTGATGAGCTAATGGACCTAGACGAAATTGTTGCCTGTGCCAGAGATATCAGCCGGTATTATGATGACCTAATAGAATACGGTACATGGTATCGTATGTTAGGACTTGGCGTTCACACAGTCAATGGCCAGACTATTACTGTAGATATGTATCAATTAAAAAAGAAATTGTGGTTAGCGTTAAATTCTGTAAATGCTCTAGAAGGTATTCGCTTCTACGTAAGTTTTGCCTGTAGTTGGGCATTTGCTGAATTGAAAAAGATGGAAGGTAATGCTAAAATTATTAAACTCATAGCCCGGGACGAAAATGTACATTTAGGGTCCACGCAAACCCTACTCAAATTGCTTCCCCAGGATGACCCAGACTATGCTGTAATAAAAGTTGAGACTAAACTTGAGTGTGAGCAGATATTCCTGGCTGCTGCCGCACAAGAGAAATCATGGGCACGTTATTTGTTCAAAGACGGCAGTATGATTGGTCTCAATGAAGTATTACTGAACCAGTATGTCGATTGGCTTACCTGTAAGCGTATGACCGCAGTGGGCTTAGACTGTGGCATGAAACCCGGGTCAAGTAATCCACTGCCATGGACACAAAAATGGATAGCTGGTGCAGAAGTACAGGTAGCACCACAAGAAACAGAAATTACTACCTACGTAATAGGTGGAACACGACAAGATGTTGATAACAACACATTCAAAGGATTCAGTTTATAATGTTAACAGTATATTCAAAAAACAACTGCCCCTACTGTGTAAGAGCCAAGGCTCTATTAGAAAGCAAACAAGTAGACTATCAGGAAATAAATATAGAAGAAGATCCAGAATCTAGACAGTTTTTACTAGATCAAGGACTGCGTAGTGTACCACAGATTTTCAATGGTACTACTCTGATACAAGGTGGTTATCAGGGACTTGCCGGCAAACCAGAAGATTTTTGGGCACACATTAAAGGATAAAATAAAATGCCAGTAATACAAAAAATAACATATTTTAAAGATGGAAATGAAATAGTATGGGGTACTACGGCCAACGTAACTTCGTTAACTCAGTGGATAACAACTCTAACAGCCGAAGAACAGTCTGAGTTTGCCGCAGCACAAGCACGTCAAACAGCAAATAGACAGTCCAGTATCGATGCTGGCCATATAACTTCTAATGTTTTAACCAGCAACGACGGAGTGACCTGGAATGCCGATTCAGAGTTTTCGGTGCCCAAGTATGAGCAAGATTCAGTATGGTTGAGTTATTGGCAAAGATGGCATTCGGAATCTGGAATAACAATAACCGAGACTTATACTACTGTTTAAGGACAAGATGTTAATTCAAAAATCAAAAATCTCCGTAGGCGACATTGCAAGTTTTAAATTAAATAACGGTGACGAACTAGTTGCTAAAATTGAAGAAATAAATCAGGACACCTATACATTATCTAAACCCTGTTTAGTAGTTCCAATTCAGCAGGGTATTAGACTGATACAGGCCATGTTCAGTGTTGATCCTGATACCAGTGTTGAACTAAGTCGTCAACACATAATGATATCAGCACCTACAGTTGATCAGATGCAACAACACTATATCAAAACCACAACCGGCATTGCAGTCTCTACTACAGGGATTATCAGCTGATGCCAAA